CTGACGGTAGTCGTACCGGATACCCAAACGCACACCCGGCAACAAGGCATACCTTGCTACAGGAAATCGTGCGCAAGAATATCCACGACGACGCCGCTAATATCCACAGGATCCCGTGAAAGGATAACGTCCTCAAAAAGATCAAGCACGTCAGAAGAATACAAGCCATAACGCTCATAGCAAAAACTGAAGAAATCGTCCTCACTGATGGTTTCCTCGACAACAATCTTTTGACGAATGTTGCGTAAGGTAACCCCAGCAGTTCGGGCGTTCCAGCTGATATCTATCGCGTCCTTGGCTTTCTCTTTGTCTCGCACTTCTGAAAATTCAAACATGAATCTCCTTAAGAACATATCCCTGACGGGTGGTAGATGTCGAAACTCGTAAGCGTAACCCACAGACTTGCCAGCCATGTACCCAGCGTTGCTCAATCCTTCGTTATTGTTTGCTCTCATGTTGAAACGAGCAATGGCCTTGCCTAGTATAGGGACCGTTAGGTGCATGCCACTGCTTCTGGGAACAAAAAACTTCGAAAGGAATGAACACTCAAACAATGTGCTGCGTCGAAAAGCCTTACACTCCATTCTAGCCTCACTAGCAATGGCAATGTAAGTTTTACAAGCATATCGTTTCAAACCGTGTACCTTGGCTAACATGTCATCGCCCAAGATCATCGCTGAACTCTTCGTTGCGCGCGTAGCTCGCAAAAAAGAATACAGAATAATGCCGTTCCACAAAGTATTTCTGAATGTCGTATCAGTTGCACCTGTAGGAAGCATGTGTTCCAACTGCGCCCTAACCCCGTGTGTTTGTGATTTGACAGTGAATTTACCCGATTTCATATGAAGCCGAATAAACCACTCTGGACACCCGAGGAGACGCATCATGGATGCTTCAAACAGCAGAACATCTCGACATTGTGTTTTATCATTCGATGAGAAATCGGTTTCGATCCACTCCGGTTTATTGTCAGTTCCATCATGATCTTCCAAATATTCCGTGTAATCAGTTGGAATTTTCTTGTAACTGGTTCTAAACTGATACGGGCCTGACCTGCTCTCGAGGAGCAAATCAAACCGACGCATCAATTCATTGAATATTGGCCCTGAAATCGCATTATAAAGGTCAGTACCTTTAAATATAACGCGAGGTGCCCAGTTGGGCTTGTGTTCGACTAGAAGAGCTTCAATTTTCACAAAGACGTCCTTGTTGGCATAATCGCTCAAATTGGC